CAATTCCAGCCATCACGATAAGCCTTAGCCGCTGGCGTGTTTAGCGCCACTGCTTGTGCAAATGCTTCATGCTTAAGGTTTTTTAGTGCTGGCATATTATTCTTCAGTCCAATTGTCTGATGATAATTCACGAATCAGGAAACGTCCACCGTCAAAAAGACAGCGGATTTTATCACCTGCGGCAAATCCTCGAGCAAGTTCGACAAGAATATCACGACGATCTCTAACTATTTCAGGTTCAGATGTTCCTGAAAATCTCTTTTTTTCAGGTTGGTTGAAAACATGGCAAACCTTTATCCAGGCCTCGCAATCCATCGCCAATGATCGAGATTCGCGCACTTGACCATCTTCATTTTCTTGAGCGACAACGATGCACGCGCATTTGTATCGCTTTGTTGCCTCATAAAGAGACAATGAAATGTGTGATAATTCACGTTCACGCGATGCAAAATTTTGACGGGTTCTGATTTTTCCAATCAAATCAACAATGAATAATTTCACGCCAGACTCAGATTCTTGCCTCATGTCGGCAACAAGATCCTCAACATACTTGCCGGAAGCGTTATCAATGATCATCATTTTACCGATGGATTTCATCAAACAATTCTGAGCATTAGCGTATGCCGATTGTTGTGCTCTGGTAGTCAATCCCTTGCGTTCAATGGTGCCGTCAATCCCTTCGGCTGCGCTGGCTAGGATGCGACCAGCGTAAGTCCTTCGTCCTACTTCATTTGTGTAAATCTTGGTTTTAAATCCTTTTTGTGATGCATTAACGCCAATGCATCCGGTTAAAACTGATTTTCCTGATTTAGTTGGGCCGGTTACAAGCCAAAATTCATCTTGTCCAATTCCTCCGCTTGCACGGTCTAATGATGGTATTCCTGTCGGAATCAATGGCGTTTGACCTGCTTGAATACGTTCGGTTAAAAGCGCCATGTGATCCATGTGCTCATAAAGGCATTCGGTAAGAGTGGCGGATGTGCTTTCCATGCATCTGCCCTCTAATGCGGCCAGAATGGCAGCTTGCGCGTCGTTTAACGTGCTTTGAAGGTCTTTATCCTGCTCATGGTTACAAACTAGCTCTAAAGCGGCTGTAAATCCTGCGATTGCCTTCCTTTGTCTATACCTAGCTTGAACGTCATTTACATAATGCTCAAAATGAGATGGTGATGGAATGAATGTGAATAATTCAATTAACTCGGCAGGCCCTCCGACTCGCTCTAGCATTCGCTGATCTCGAAACCTGTTAGTAAGTGCGATAACGTCGATGGGAATATTTTCGTTCTCCATCGTCAAAAGCTCGGTGTAGATGATCCGATGCGATTCTTGATAAAACGCTGATGTTTCTATTTTAGACCTAAGCTGGAAAATCCGCGAAGGATCTTGGAGTAATGCTGATATAACTCCTTTTTCAGATTCAATTGAATGAGGTAAATTCATGCTTGAGTGATTAGTTGATTGTAGCTGTGGCAAGCGATGGCTAGCGAGCCGGTAGCGGCTTTAATTGTCCCTGTGGCATATTTGCCATCAGTCAGCTTCTTTTGGTGAATCCAGTTAATGAAATCCTGCCACTCTTCTTCTGACATTGATTTCTCATTTTTTAGAAATGTTTGCAGAGCCTTGCCATCTTTGCCTGACTGGAAATGATATTTAGCTTCCCAAAGTTTTTCATAGGTGGAACACCAGATTTCTATAAATGGCTTGTGACGAGGATCGGCATTAGACTCTTTTTTTACTTTCCTATCGCGAGGCTTCGCAGAAGTCGCAGCGTGTAAGATTGGTTCATTAATTGGTTCTTGATTGGTTAGTAGGCAGATTTTGCCGGATACACCGGCAGATTTTGCCGGTTGAGGCGGCAGATTTTGCCGGTTAGCGTCATTTGTAACCGGCAGATTTTGCCGGTTTAATGCGGCAGATTTTGCCGGTTTAATTCCAGATAAAGTCACACTATAAACGTGACACCTTCCACGATGGCCGACGATGGAAACAGCGCCAATTTCAATCAACTCTGACATGTGATCACGCACGGAACGTTCAGCTAAACCGGTCATTTTTGAAAGCGTGTCCTGACTCGGGTAGCAATAACCCTTGCCGCCCATAAGGTTCAAAAGACACACGACAAGCATCCTTTGAGCGCATGGAAGATCACTAGCAAAAACTTGATTTAGCTGTGCGAAATTCATAGCACGCTTTTTGAATTAACAGTTTCTTGGCCAGGCATCAAAACACGCGCCCAAACGCAATCAATGGATCGGTGAATTTTCAAACCTTGGCTCATCTTTGAGATTGTAATGGCGCATGGTTCTTTGGTCGTCCATACCGTCGCAGAATATGGATCACCTTCTTCATCCAAAATAAAAAACAGATCAATACTGTTTTTGGCGTGAATAATAGAAACAGTTTTATCAGGCCACTCGGCAAAATATAGGTTCATAAACAAAAGGCCGCCCCCAGGCATTTAAGGCTGGAAACCGCATAGCAACGGCGATCCTTAAAAGCTGGGGGCGTTTTAGTTTTGTTCATGTCTGCTATGTTTTAAAAGCCGTTTCCACGCGGCTACCTTTCGGCGTCTCAGTTTATCAGATTTGAGAAAATCAAAAGAACAATTACCACGGAATTTCTCCGCCATCGTCTTCTAAGGGCGCGGGAGCTGCCTTTGCAACCTGCCGAGTCGGGCGAGCTTGCGATTGATGCCCTTCGTTGCTCCACTCCTTGCCGTTGCCGATGATTGGCAGCTTAGCGGCTCCGCTTTCTCGTTCGTCTTTGGTCGATGGCTCAGCGACAAAGTGCGTATTGCCGTAGTCGTCCTCGCCGTTCTTGTTGCTCACCGCCTCTAAGTTTAAATAAACCTTGCCGTTTTGGTGTGGCTTGGCTCTGCTCTTAGCGATGCGGATCACAACACAATCCTCGCCTTTGATGGTTGCTTTGCATGCTCCCTGAAGTTGGAGCAGGTTGATTGAGATGTTTAGTTTTTTCATGGTTTTAAGTAGTTAAGGATTTCTTCTTTTGCGGCATCAAAGCCTCGGCAGACCACGACTAAATAGCCGTTATCCGACAACCTGCGATGCCATTCTTTCTGTGCCTGCGAGACGATGCCGCCTGTGACGCGCTTCATTTCGATGAACATTCCTGAATAGCCATGGCGAGGAATCGCCAGAAACAAATCAGGAACGCCAGCTTTCAAACCTTCAGATTTCAACTTGCCTGCCTGCGCCTTTGAAACGTGCGCCCCGTTTGGCACCGAAAACAATGACGCAAGCTCGTGGATTGTTTTACTTTGGATCGTAGCCCAGGCCACTAACGCGCGTTGCTCAACGTGTTCGGAATATGACGGAGCTTTCATCAAAACAGAGTAAGTTGTGATTTTGCGTTTTGAAGATTTTGACATGCTTGCTTAAAATAAGACTCTTTTAATTCGCTGCCAATAAACCGACGATCCAAAGTCAAAGCACCGACGCCCTCACTGCCGATGCCGGTAAACGGTGAATAAACCAAATCGCCAGGATTAGACCAAAGCTCAACAGCGCGCTCGATTACGTCTAACTGTAATGGGCAAATGTGACGCTCGTCGGCGTTATCGCGCGCCCCGTCTTTATTCAGAACGCGCCCTTGATCGACAGTCATCCAAACCGGCGACGCCACTTCCTGCCACCATGACACGGGATACTTGTTAGCATCCTTTGTGACTGGCTTGGGATTCTCGCCCGGCTTTCGAAAAACAAGAAGATAGTCAGGACATCCAACGCGTGAGTCGGCGCTGTCATTTTTCAGCGTCTTGTGAAGCAGCCCATGCGCTTTTGTGCGCTGCATTTCGGTGACTGGAGATTTCCATATTGTGATGCGAGAATGAAAAAGAAATCCATGACGCCAAAATGCGCGGATAATTTCGCCGCTGAAGTCTTGAAACTCGATCTTGCCGTGCTTCCACTTAGTGGAGAGCAGGTCAACGCAATGCACCGCAACTTCGCGACCTGGGACAAGTATGCGAGCAATCTCCTCAATCAAAAGCTCAAAATGCTTTGTAAACTCGTTCATGTCTGTGCAATTGCCCATGTCTTGCAGGTCGTCAGAATAGGTAAATAAATCCGCGAACGGCGGACTAAACACGCTAAAATCAACAGAATCGTCAGGCAATGACTTAGCCACGCGCACGCAGTCTCCGTGATGAATTTGCCAGCCGTTGCCGCACATAGTATTAATGTCTGTTTTCATTGTCAGTGTCTTTTGTTGTTCTTTAAATGCTTGAGCCGCGATCTTCATGCGTTCCTGCATGGCGGTGTGCTGCTCGATTTTCCGCTGGATTGTTTTGAGGATTGCGCCCTCGGTGGACGCTTGGATGATGTAGGCGTGAACTTCGCGAGTCTGGCCGAATCGGTAGGATCGCCGCAAAGCCTGATAAAAGTCCTCGAATGAATAAGACAGTCCAACAAACGCGACGTGGCAGCAGTTCTGGAAGTTCATGCCGTAGCCAAAGATGCCGCTCTTGGAGATAAGAACGCGAATCTTGCCGCTCACGAAATCATCCGCAGCTTGCTCCTTTCGCTTCGCTGTGTGGCTTCCTTGAATCTCAGTCGATCCGACAATGTAACGCGCCAGCATCTCGCTTTCCTCGTTGGTATTGCACCAAACCAGCCACGACTCATCCGATGAATTGACTAAATCGGCAAGACGCTCCACGCGATCATTAACCGTCAGCCGCATATCGCTGTGCATCGTTGTAGCCGATAGTGTGGCGTGCCTAAAAAGCTCGCCTTCTGCCGCGCCTTTCGAGTGATCCACTTCGACTGTGATCGTTTGCAGATTCAGTGGCGGCAGGTCGTAGCCGGCATCATCAAAGCCGATGTCTGATGGCTTCGAGATGCACGCAGCCCATGACGCCAGCCACGCCCAGAACTCTTTCTCTGCGTGCTTTTTCAGTCGCCAGTCGCCAGTGTTGAATGTGTCATTGATAAAGAACGTAGCTAGCATCTGCGCGGGCGAGCAAACGCCGAGAAAATCAGCGTGCTGGCCAAATTCAGTATAGTCGTTTGGCGATGGTGTGGCCGTGCAGCAAAGCCGATACGGCGTCTCGCTAAACGTGGCAGTGAGAAGCTGCCGCATCTTGCCAGTAAAGTTTTTCAAGATGCTGGATTCATCGAGAACGACGCCGACAAATTGAGTCGCATCAAACTTCTCAAGCTTCTCGTAGTTCGTGATCCAGATGCCCGGCGACTTCACATCGTCTTGTGACTCTGCCACCGTTGCCACGATGCCAAACTTAGCGGCCTCGTTAGCAGTCTGCCGTGCCACCGAAAGCGGCGTGAGGATAATCACGCTGCCGCCCGTGTGGCGACATACCTGCGATGCCCATTCAAGTTGCTGAGCCGTCTTACCAAGGCCGCAATCCTCGAAAAGTGCGGCTCTCCCGTTCCTGACTGCCCACTTAACAACGTGCGACTGCCACTCAAAAAGCGGCGCGGTGATGCTAAGCGGCTCGAATCCGTGCGACGTAAAACGACGCGTTTTTTCTGTGATGAATTGATCGTAATCCATTGTGATGATGGTGATGATGTTTCGTTATTCTAATTGTCCTGCAGGAACGAGTTCCACGCTTGATTTGCCCACTTCCACGGCGCCAGTCAAGACTGCATCGTGCAGATTATCAAGTGCCTTGCCTTTTGAGTGCGTCGCATCTTTGAGAAGTTGCTTAACGTCGCCAAGACCGATTGAGCAAAGCGCGGTAAACTGCTCAGCGGTAACTCCGTGAGCTTCACATGCAGCAAAGACTTTTGTAACGTCGGTGATTGAGCGACGCCCCTTCTTTTCTCGCAGCGTAAAAAACTGCTGAAACCCAAGATCGTTCTTAGCCCGCACTTTTGCCACGCCCTCGATGGCGGCAACGTAGTATTTGACCATTGCCAGCCCGTTCATTGCTGCTGCAAGACGAGCGTCAGGAAGATCCGACACACGCGCCCACATGGCCTTTCTCTGCGTCTCGCCGTCCATTCCTGCAATGGTAGCAGGCTCGATAACTTCGACCTCCTGAATGGCCGCTTCTTGAAACTTACGGCACCCGTAGCGAGCTTTGCAATATTTGCACCAATCGCCAGCACGCAGATCATCAGGCCCAGATTCCATCTCGGCATCAAGAGCAGCGAAAAGCCACGACTCGGCAAGTTTTAACCCATTAGCGTTGAAGTCCGCCGTTGTTGGCTTGCCTTTCATGGGCTGGACAAGCGCAACGCGCACGTCAGTCAACTTGTGCTTTTTCGCCACTAGGACGGCCAAGCTCATCAACTGCGGGTTCTCGATTGCCGTAGCGTGATCTCCGCGCAGGCTTTTGAAGTCGATGAGAAGACCGTGAGTGCCGGAGATATAGAGCCGGTCAAACTGCCCGGTAAATATTACGTCGGCTTTTGTGCTTTCGGTGATTTCCACAACTCCGCCAAGACGTGTTAAGCCGTAGCGTTTTTCACTTAGCATATTACCTGCATCATGGCCCCATTCAGTGATGAGACTTGAAACCTGGCGTTCGCACATCTCCGCCGTTTGCACAGCCTCAACGCTCGCAGTGTCTTCAGTCAGTTCACCGGCAAGGATAGCGTGCACCTCATTACCAATATTAGCCTCGGTAGTATCCTCCTCGACTTGTGGCGCTGCAAACTCAGCTTGATGAGAGCCTGGGCATTCTAGCACGCGATGGAGCTTTGATGCACTAGGCACGTTTTGAAATGGGTTGACGTAGCTCATGGCTGGCCTCCTTTCACAAGCTTAACGATTGCGTCAAACTGCGCGAGGCAACTTGTCAAAACGTCAGCAGCAGCTTCGGGCAGCGGCACAAACTCAGGATCGGCAAGGCCTTGATCTGCCATCACTCCATGAACTTCTGACCATTTAATGCCAGCCGCTGCAAGATTGGTGGCGATTTGCTCAACCTGCGACGGCGGTTCATCGCTGAGAGAAAAGGATTCCGCACCCTCATTTGTATTAGACCCATGTGTCAATGCACACTTGGGCGAGGATGCGGCCTCTGACTGAGCCAGAGATTTGTATGGCGGAGGTTGCGGGCATTCCTCCGGCGTGGGAGTTTTCGGCTTGAAGAGCTTGGAGTCGGTAGCTTTTGGCGTTACATCGCGAGCCATGCCGATACGCTCGGCTTCATCTTCGTCAGTGATGCCGCTGAAACCAAACGCCACGCGAGCGCACTGAATGGTTGCTTTGTGTCGCAACATACGATGTTCCATCTTCCACGGGTCGGTGTTACGACGGCATTCAGCTAAGTATTCAGTGACGCTAGTTGGATGCTTGCGATCTTTGCGATGAATAAGCGCAGTGCATGAAATGAGTTTGCCGTCGTTTTCAGTAAACTGAAACTCAATGCCATCAAACTGAGGATGGTCATTCATCATACGCAGCCACCCGTCAATGGACACGACGGGAACAATGCCGCCACCTTTAGCTGGGAATGCGTAGATTTCCTTTGTGAGCGGATTCAATCCATACTCGTTGGCGACAATGACAAGGCTCATAAGCTCGTCGTCGGACGCGCCTTTGAAGACGGTATTCTTGAGCGTGCCAAGCAGCTTGGCGGGATCGACGTTGAACTTGCTTGCCATAGTGGCAAGCGCAGATGGTTTAGCGGTAGTAGTAAGTTGTGATGACATAGTGATGATGTTAAGCGATGAATGCGAGGCAGAGGATAATAACAACCAGCAGGATGCCGCCCGCAATGGCTGAAAATGTTTCGTGGTAGCGAGCAAGAAGAAAGCGGCGCTCCGCTTCCAGCCTGCGCTGACGTGGAGAGTTTGCGCGAATGTGATCGTCTAGCTTAATCAACCACTCTGCGCGGTTGTCAGTTACACGGTCGCCCATGCCGGAGCGGAAATGGAATGAGGATAGATTATTCATTGGGTGCAAGGTATTCGATTGCGTCTAAAGCGAGTTGAATTGGAGTCCGAGCGCGGAAGGATGCTTCCCACGCTTCATTTTCACTGTAAAGCTGAATGCCTGGATCTTCGCCAGCTACGGGCCAACTCATGTAACGGTCAGCGATAACCCAAGTGAGGTTATCGTCATTGCGGAACTCCAACCTATATCCGCCGTCGATTGCGTCAGGATTCTTGAGAATAAAACCGAGGTCTTCCAGCTTGGAAAACACGGCTGCAAAAAATGCACGCTTGCGCGTCCCTTCGTTGATGGAGTCAAGCCATGGAGTTAAGTCGTTCATATTGCCGATCCTTTCCGAAGGCGTAGAGGGTTTCCGGTTGCGGCCTGCTTGCGCTTAAGCAAATCAGCGATACCGTTGGTAATGAATCCCTCAGCAAGGGACTGAAGGCTACAGCCTTGATTGGCTGCGTTAATGCGTAGTTGCGAGTGTAATGACTCGCTAATTTTCAGCGTTTTCATGTGATGATGTCGTGATGACAACGCATCTAATCACACGCGCCAAACTCGCGCAAGTGTAAAAGTAGAAATCTTTTCACCCGTGCCTATTTTGCCACTTGGCAAGAAAAGAACTAAGCGGCTCGTCACCGTGGTCATTCATGCGGCAAACGCACTTATCATGCTGGCATTCAACGAACGTGCATCCCGGCTCATGGTTCACTTTAGGCTGTGCCGTTTTAAGTCGTCGACATTTTGCCGTTGTGTTAAAGTGCTCTGCGATTCGTTGCCAGTCAGTCATGATTTTACAATAATTGGCCCGTCACCAGTTGCAAAGGCTCCGCCGCATATCTTGCGCCAACGCAATTGAGCAGCGTCCCAAAACTTCGCGCCTTTAATCAAGCGCCAGTCTTTCGGCCCGTCATAGAGCTTCCAACCGAAAGGGATTTCCATCAGTCGGCGCATTCGATAACAAGCTGGATAAACCACACAAGACTGAATAACGCCGTGCCATACACAAAGCCAAAACAATAGACGGCTAAGAAATAGAAACTGTATGGCCAGATTGCACGCCTCATAGCAATTCGGCGATAGCCTCGCAAGCTGCCAGCCTCCGCACGGGATCAAGCATCTTTTCAAGATCGCCAGCGTTGTCGATGAATCCAAGCTCGATGAGAAAACACGGCTGGAAAGCCATGACGGCAAGCCGTGAATGCTGGCTTGCGCTTTCAGTTTTAACGCCCCTCGATTTGGTGCCAAGAGCAGCGCATAAAGCCGCGTTGATTTTTGCAGCAAGGCCTTTGTTAAACTCGCCACGATAAAACGTCTCTGTGCCATTTGCCGAGCCGTTTGCAGCGTTGCAGTGGATTGATAGCATAATATCACAGCCGTATTCTTCCGCAATGCCAGCACGCTCGCCAACTGGCGCGGGATCGCTGCCGTTGATTCGAGTCCTGACAACCTTGTGCCCGCGAGCTTGCAAGATGACGCGCAGCTCGTTAACCCAGTCCATTGCGATCTCAGCTTCTTTTTTACCGAAAGCACAAGCGCCAGGATCATAAGCACCTGCGCGCCGATTGCTCATTCCGTGGCCAGGATCTAGGCATACAGCTTTCATTTTAATAAACCCTCCCGTTGATGATCTTGTGATTCGTCACCTCGTAGTTGCCATCGGCCTGCGTTTCTACCCATGCAAATCCGTGATTCCAGCGGTTCACGATGGCGTAGTCGGGAGTCAAATCGCAGAGGCACCCAGTGCTCCAACAGGATGAGAGCTTTTTGTTCAGCCCCGTGCTTTCAGTGTGCTCGCTAGTGCGATGCCAATGGCCACAGATAAGCGACTCTTGCACGCGCATCCAAATGCCTCGCGCTGGATTGACTGGCGATGACATGCCCTGCGGCAATTCGTGCCCGTGGTAAATCGGCAGGCTACCAAGTCGGATAAGAGTCAGCGATGGGACAAGCTCGATCCTCGACTCCTCAAATTTAAGCAGCACGGGAAGCTCAAAGTCTGACACGCCGAGAAGCACAGGAGCATTCTTGACTAGAAACATTTCCATCCGCGCTTCGTGGTTTCCGATTTTGTAGAGAATGCGGGCGTTTGGGAACTGCTTGCGGAGGTAAAATAAGAACTGGCGGATGGCATCCAACTCATCCGCAAGCGATCGGCGCGGATCTTTATCGTGACGTGACACGCCATAAAAGTCACCAATGTCACCGTTGAGAATAATCACGTCGGGTTTTTTCTTTTTGCCGTGCGCGATAGCGGCGGCGACTGCAATCTCGTCGTGGTAAGGAATGTGAATGTCAGACAAAATCAGCACCTTCAAGGCACCGCTTAAAACGATTGGCTCCCGCGTTCTTGCAAGCGTCTTAGGTATCACATCCTTCTGCCAGCCAAGCGGCTTAAATGCCGATTTATCCGTAGCGTATTTGATATGACGTTTTCCTTTGGCCCCCCGAAGTCTTCTTATAATGTCGCGAGCCGATTCGGGCGACATAAAAACCGTGGGCAATTCCTTATGCAAGAGTTTAGCCAATGTCCGATTTTCCGTTTCTGGAAAGCGCTCAAGATACGATCTAACGATATCAGCTTTAGTCATAGATCGTGAAAAAATAGTGCAATAAGGGCGAGTGATCCAACCGCTACCAAAGCAAATAAAATGCCTAAAGTAACGGTCAGAACGGTCATGGCGATTAGAGGCCAGTCTTGTCGCCGTCCTTGGCTACAATCAGCCCAAGGCTAACGGCCAGAGCAGTCACCTGATGGGCGATTGGCGCATATTGTGGCAACACGACAGGCACCACTACGGAAGCAAAACCAAAGATGCCAGCGAGGGTAGTTTTCCAGTTTTTGAAGATGTTTTTTTTCATATTACTTGCGGAGGTTATTGATTGCTGAAATGCAGCCTAAAATTCCTGCTAAAGTTCCGACTGCTAAAGAACTCAGCTTGAGCCAAACTTCGATTTCTGCAAGACTCGTCACCGTGCTTGCAAAGGCAATTAGCGATCCAATGAAAGGAGTGAGGTGATTGTCTTGCATGAGTCAATTTAAGTCTAACTGTTGAGCTAGTGCAAACACTTCGTCGATTTCGGATTCAGTCTTGCCTAAAGCTGAGGCAATTTGCGAAACGCGAAAATGAGCGCGTGAAACCGTAGTGGCAAATTCAAAATCAGTCTGAGCTTTGAACCGCTCGTTAAGGTCTTCAATGCTGGCAACGTAAGCGCTAATTCTGATTGTAAGATCACGCCCGCACGCTTCGCGAAAGCTCCGCATTGAGACGACAATTGGCTGTGTTTCAGTCGTGCTTTTGTAAGTATAACCAGCGGCTAGAGCATCGCTTTCCAGCATCGTGTTTGGTGCTAATGGCGCGTCATTAGGTGCCAAAGAAACATTTGTGATCGTGGTTCCGTCGATGTGAGCGATTCGTTTCATAAAATTAATAAGTGATAATGAGAGCGTAACCTTGTGAGCCATTTCCGCCAGCGCCAGAGTCTCCAACGCTGTTAGTTCCAGCGGCTCCACCACCTCCGCCTGCTCCAAAGCCGCCACCGTTACCGCCAGCGCCACCTGCGCCTGCACTGTTTGAGCCACCTCCGCCACCACCTGTGCCTGATCCACGTCCTGCATTTCCTGTGCCACCGTTGCCACCGCCAGAAGTTCCAGCTGTTCCACCTGCCAGGACTGTTATAGCTGCGGCAGTGCCAATGGCACCACCCGCTCCGCCTGCACGGTTAGTGTTTGTTGCATCAAGACCACCAGCACCTCCGCCGCCCGTAGGGGCCAGATATGTAATAGCAGCCGGACTCGCGCCAGCGATGCCTGCGGCACCAGCAGCAGCGCCAGCCGTATTCGCTTGAGCCGTAACACCAACTACTAAAGCTCCAGCTTGAGCAGCACCAGCCACTCCGTTTGCAGCGGTGCCACCTGCGCCAAAAGCTCCACCGATAGCAACAGTGCTAGCAAAGGTCGTGTTGCCTCCAACAGTGCCAGCGTTGCCACTGGTAGTGTCTGCCGTTACAGCAGCGCCTCCAGTGCCACCTGCACCAACTACAACAGACTCCGTAGAACCTAATTCAGTTGTGAGAGTCCAAAACTCAACCAATCCGCCAGCAGCACCGCCACCGCCACCGCATCGCGCAACGCCAGCCGCTCCTTTTCGACCCGAGCCACCGCCACCGCCACCGCCAACAAGACGAACAAAGACTCGTTTGGCTGTGGATGGACTAGGATTCGTCCACGTTGCATCCGCTGTGTAAAGTTGGACATCAGGAGCGCTTCCGCCACCGCCGCCACCGCCGCCACCGCCGCCACCGCCGCCACCGCTAGCAGCCCATTTCACGCCACTGGCCTCTGCGCTGTCCACCGTAAGCACATGCCCATTAGTGCCGCCAACTGCTACGCGGATGTTATCGGTGCCGTTATGCACGATCAAATCGCCTTTGGTTGTAGTCGGAGCGAGTGCGTCAAAAGCCGCTGTCTGCGCCGTTTGACCTGTGCCGCCGTTAGCGATTGGCAAAGTCCCAGTGACGCCAGTGCTCAACGGCAGCCCAGTGCAGCTTGTCAGTGTGCCGCTCGATGGTGTCCCAATCGCCGGAGTTGTAAGAGTCGGAGATGTCCCGAGAACGATGCTGCCGCTGCCAGTGACGTTTTGAGCCAATGCCGTAGCAACTCCAGTGCCCAGACCTGTAATGCTGCCAACTGCGGGCGTGATCGTATTAGTCGAAACTGCCGTAACAAGTCCTTTGGCATTAACCGTAACCGCTGGCGCTGCCGTTGAACTGCCGAAACTGCCGACGTTGCTATTGACCGTTGCCAAAGTTAAAGCGCCTGTGCTGGCAAGCGTAGCATCTCCTGAAGCGGAGACCGGTGCATAAGCTGTGCCGCCTGCGTTGCCTACCAAGACTTGGCCGGAAGCTGGCGCGGTATTCGGCACGATTGACGCAATAGTCTGCGCGTCGTTTGTTACGTTAGCGAGGCCGACTTGCGACTTGGTAACGCTGTGCGGATTGCTTGTGTTTCCAACGTGCGAGGAAAGACTACTAGCTGTGGAGTCAGCAGTAGCGCCTTGTGCGGCTGTAGCGTAGTCCGTAGGAGCCGAGTTAGTCGCAGAGATAACGCTGTTGAGTTTCGCCCTTACGGATGAACCCGACTCGCCGTTTGTTATAGTTCCAATAGGCATATGTTAATCGTTCCAAGTTTCGTTATCTAGCCAAACGCCAGTATCTTCCCAAGCGCTTGTTGCAAGTATCCACGTTCCAGGAGGAATGGCCGAAGTCGGCGGAGAAATGCCGAAAGGAAGTCCGAGAGAAAGCGCGTTCATATTCCTGGTAATATTATTTCGACAACGTTGCTAGCAGGTCCATCACCTGCGGAATTGCTAGGCACGATGATGTAATAGTAAGTTTCGCCTGCGGCTAAAATAACATTATCTTCACCAGTCAAAGTTGACCCTGCAAAAGATACAATCGGAGAATCAACTCCAGGACTAGGTGCTGATCCTGCTTTTCTATAAAGATAATATATGAAACCCGAAGAACTTGTTTTGTCGCTAGCCGTCCATTCAAGCTGTGCCACGGTGCTGCCTAAATCTGCCGTAACCGTTAGCACAGGCGCAACGGTCGGAGGTGTCAACGTGCGATCAGCTACGCCGCATGGCAAATTTAAGCTGAGGCACATTGCAGGCATATTTATTCAGTCCAAAGGATGACTGTGCCGGAGGTCAAATCAATTGCACTTCCGCGAATTGGGTAATAACCAACTGGCAAGGTGACGCCAGCAAGCCCAGCTTCGTCGCCGTCGTATGCGTTGTTCTCAATGCCTCCGCCAGTTGGAGCGGTAATGGCATTGATTACAGTCTCGGCGATAACCGTGAACCCGTAAAAATTATACGTCACGGTTGAGGTGCCAGCATTAATCTTGTAGCCCTTAGAGGAGTGTTCTCGGTTCAGAGTCATGTCGCCAGATTCTCACAAATGCGATTAAAAGCAAACTCATTTTAATTTGACGCGATGAGGAATCCGATCAATAAAAGGGAAATGGTTCTCGCGGGCAAGGCGTGACCGTCCAACTTGCGATGAACCGCATTAGGCCGACTCCTTGCCCGAGTCGGCCTTTTTGTTTTAAAATCATTACAATGAAAACGACATACACAAACGAAGAACTCCAAGAGGCTATTGACAGGGCTTGCAAGGGCACCTCCGCCACGCATCCAGAAATAGGCGATGCGATAGCCTTGAGCACACACCTCTACCCAACATTATGGAATAAAGAGCAAGCCGCACGACTCACTCTTGCCCGCGCATTTCTCGACAACCTGCCGGAGCAGACTGAGCAGGGAGTTTTGAGCCTCTCCCAACTACGCCCACTCTCCGAAGCCGGACCAGTGCCAGAAGGGTGCGTGAGGGTTAGAGCTTGGAAGCACGAGAGCCAATTTCGAGTTAGCACGTTAGAAGATCCAGGAGACACCCACTTCGCCGACATCCGCTTGCCAGATGAATTCACATTCAAAAAGGAGGCACAATGAAAACCTACCCCTACATGGACGGTGACCAACTCATTCAATTAGTCGAGCAACAGGAGTATGACGAGCTTGCAGAGCTAGCCCTAAAACTGGCCAACCTGCGAGCGGAAGACATGGCGACTATTAAAGATCAAAATGCCATGATTAGAACCCTAGCAAATGCCTTGGCTTTAATCACAGAGGAATACGAAGATCGAAGGTTCCAATTTGGTGATGATCGTTTGTGGCAAAAGGATGAAGGCGTAAACCCCTTGCCGACTGCTTTCGCAGCCCTAGAAGCTTATGAATTATGGAAAGGAAAACAGCCATGAGCGACACACCAAGAACGGATGAGCACATGCTTGGCGGATCGTATAGTTTTGATGTCGAATTTGCCCGCGAGCTTGAGCGCGAACTCAACGCAGCCCTAGCAGAAAACACCGCCATGCGCGAAACTATCAGGGAGGTTTTTCATTCATTTGCTGACGATCCTCCGAGTGATGCGTCTTGGCTACTTGATGATAGGCAGAATCACGCCCTCGCCAGACTTTACCCCTTCACCAAACCATGAGCGATACACCAAGAACAGACGAAGCGCAGTTTGGCACAGGTCGAGTTAGTGTTGACTTTGCCCGACAACTTGAACGCGAACTCAACGAGTCAACCAAAGCCATACGCGATGCCGACTTGGCTTTACGCAAGTGCTTAAATTACCTGATCGTTCAACCAATCTTTACACGCAATAACAGCGACATTGAACGAGAATCGGAAACAATGGAATCTGTTCATCTTGCCCTTGCTAAACTTCGACCCTTCATCACACCATGAGCTACACACCAACACCTAAAACCGATTCAGAGGCAGAGCTAACATTAATCGACTGCGATGATAGCTCTGTTGAAATCTACGTAAAACGAGACTCCAAGATAGTTCACGGAGACATAGTTCTAGCAGATTTTGCCCGACAACTTGAACGCGAGCGAGACGCAGCACTAGCTGCCAACGCCGAACTCCTCGAACGTCTCCGCGAACGCACCGAATCACACCTTGCAGCGTCTGCCAGAGACGTGCAGACGATTCAGCGACAGGCCGTCGAGATCGACAGGCTTAAGGCTGTGCTTGCTGATATTTACTCACTCAGCCGCTCCTGAATCTTGCGGGCTTCGCGTAGCACGTTAGCACCGACATCGACAGCGCCACCAGCAGGGCCAAAAAAGGTCGATGCGGCTGCGCCAACGGCTGAGGACACGTTATCAATTTCATTCATGAAATCGTCTGGGTCTTCTGGATTGAAAAGATCGTTTACATTTACAACGGCCTTATAGACATCCGTAAAAGCTTTCTCCGATAGATTATCATCTGGAAACATGCTGAGCTTCTGGCCAGTTCCAAAGCGCTCTTGATAAAAATCAGAGTTAATAAGGAATCGTCCTCCGCGATCAATTAGCTTACCAAAGACAAACATCCCATTCACAGGGCCAAGAGCCAGCGCAAGCGTCCACTGTTCAGCGCTCCATTCCCTATCTCTGTCCTCGTCGTCACCAAGTAGAGACGCTATAACCATAGCCGAAAGTTGCGATACTCCAGCCATGACAAAATGCGCCACTAAAAACCGCTGAATATCCAACGCTTTGTTTTTTGACTTACCCGTTGCTAGCCTGCGGATTGCCATAAGCTCAATCGCCAGGGTTTTGCGAGTCTCTGAAACGAACATAGCCAAGCCACGCATAAACAGATTTCCTGAGCGCTCACGAAGTGATCTAGCGTAAATGTCCGAAGGCTGCGCAGAAGTAGCAATCATTTTCTCAACGCGTGCAATAGCCTTTGAATCGGCAATCTCTGGCGTCATTTGCGGATTGTCGCGCATGTATCCGCGCCTGTAGTAATCAAAGGAAATGGCGGCACCTAGCGCAGTCCACCCGCCGTCAACCATTTGCATCGGCATCATTCCAGTTTGCATCGCAAGAATAGCCTGCGATCCCGTCATGCTCGTTCCTTGCATCGCAACGCGAGATTCAGCAGAGAAACCCGACTCAATACGACGGCGGATGATGTCAGATTTCCACATTGCGGAGACTTCACTAGCAAATGCCTGCGGCTCAATAAATGCGCGAGAAAGTCCCATCATGTAGTTATGCGCCGGAACGTCAGCAAGCAATGGATTTAGCATCGCCGGAGTTTGCTTGATAATCGGCGAGATGCGGAAGGCCAATCCTTTGTATGCGCGGAACTGCATGAACCATCGCCACATCCTAGAAATGTCCACAAGCTCACGCGCCGCAGAAGTGCCGTTCGATTCAATCGTGCTGATGTCTTGTTTGAGCCGTTGCAGATAACCCTCATTTTTTTTCTGGCGAATGGCTACGGCAGTATCTTTATCCAGCAAGATAGCCTTCATATCACGCATCAGTTCGGCGTGTGCCACCCAATGAGAGACGTTTTCCCAGTGAGCCAAGAACACGGCAAGCGCGTCACTCTCCACAAGTGAAGCCGTCGTATTCACGCGGGACTTTGTAAAGCCAGCAGCTAGGCCGCTATTCATGTCTGAACTGTCCAAGTCCATCACATCTCCGCCAGCGTTCATGTTCCGGCGATAAATTGGCGAATAGTTCTTAATGCGCGGAAGTGGTGCATTAAACAGCTTACGATAAATCGGATCAATCATTCCAGCCGCATCTTGATAGCTGCCAGAAATCCACCGTCCCAGCGCTTTAGCTTCTGGCGAAAGGAACTTTTCAAGCTGTGCAAAACTGTCAGCGTCCCAACCATCGAGCTCCATTTGTTTGCGACTCGCATCCTGCATCGACCATAACCACCACTGAATGCCTTGCGTCTCCGACATCGTGCGAGATGTCGGAGCGGCTCGACTCGTCACTTTCTCAATTGTCACCGTGCGCTTGCGTGCGTTAGCGGCAAACTCTTCAAGCGCGGCGTCAACCTCGGCCTGTTCAAGCCCTGCCGTCTTCGCGTCCATCGTGCCGTCAGCGAGCTTTGTCAGCGTGTCGATGTCTAGCTTGATTTCCTTCTTTGTGACTTTGGAAATCATGACTCCCGAGTCCTTCATCTTTTGCAATTCAGCGATGCCGCGAGCGTGCGCGAATTTGCTGTCAGAGTTGAAGATAATGGAAAGCGCTTCTTTCTTCTGCGCCTCGACCATCCGCTTAATGTCAGTTGAGAGATTAGCCGCATTGATGATCTTGCCCGCGAAGTAATCCAAGATTTTAGAGTCTTCGCCAAAGATCAATTCAAGACGTTGCAGCGTAGTCCATAGCGACTCCGACAAAAATCCACGCATACCGAGCAAAGCGCGACGCATCACGCCCTTGTTCAAATTCGTGAGGTTATCGGCAATGGCCGGATTTAGCTCGTCACCTTGCAAGATGGACGATTTGCCACTCTGGCGCATGTCATCGAGAAACGCCTTGCGCTCTTCATCAAGTAGCTTTTTGCCCTGCTTACCCTGCTCAATCGTCTCGTTTAGCCACAAGAAAGCGGACTCGCGGGATGCAGAGTCCTTCGTGCTCCAAACTTCAAACAAGCGGGCAATGCCTAGCTTTGTAAGTGCATCTTGCACTTCTTCCGCAGACTCCGATTCCTCGACCTGTTTTTCTAGCGCGGCCTGCTCTTTGGCTTGGCTTGCAATGTCCAAGTTAATAAACTCGGCGGCATAGTCCACTTGCTCCGTTGCTGTGGAAAGAATCTTGCCGGAGATTCGCCCGCTTGAATCCCGCTTTGATTGATAGCGTTCAAGCAATTTATCAACCGCCGTTCCATATTGCTCTTTGAGATGCTTTTCTAGCAACTCCTGGCCACGTTCAAGCTGGCGTTGCAACACTTTCAACCGTGCCGATTCGCTAGCCTTGCGTGCTAGGGTGACAAAACCGCCGATCTTGCCACGGATCTCCTGCGGGAACATGGCAACAATAGCCTCGAGGGTGATGAGATCACGCACGAGCGATTCACGCGGCGACCAGTCCTCTTTCTGCATTGCATCGGCCTCGTCGCGCCATGCTTGAGCTTCTTGGCGTGCTTGTTCAAACGCTGCTTTTTCGACCGCTTTAACTGCGGCCTCGGCTTTGGCGTAATCGGCCTTAGCGTTGCGATGCGATTTAATGGACGATTCAAGCGCGGCCCACATCTCGGAGGCGTAATCAAAGCCGAGATTATTTGCCATCACGTCAGGCATAATGCCGCCAGCCTTTGCATACCATTGCGGCGGAATCCAGCCAGCATCGTCGTATTGATCTTTGATGTTTCGACCTTCACGTTCAGCCGTAGCTTTTGACATGAGCTTTCCATTGTCGTTAAGCATCTTCGCAATCAACGGATCATCTTGAAGCGTGCCAACACCTTCAGAATACGCCATCAGAGTGTCTGGCGTCAGCTTGTCCATGCCCTCATTCACAAGCTCAACTTCACGCTGTGCCTGCCGCATAGCCTGCTCTTTGTCCAAGCTCTTAACCGTGCGCTTTTCACTGATCGGCCTGATCTTGTTGCCCTGCGGTGTCCATCGCTCGTTGCTCCATTTATCGGCGAGCTTGGCAAACTGGCGAATCACCCGTGATTTCACTTCGAGCGCGCCCGCTGGATTCTCAGCAAAGTTGCGCTCTACTTGATCGCTGAGTTCGTTGAGGTTGCGAATGGGCGAGATGCTGAAATTAATATTCGGCGTCTCAGGATTAAACCGCTGAGATAGCGGGATGACGTTGCCAGCGTTGTCGTAGGTTACTGGGTCGGCGGATTTGATTTGGGATGGATCAAAAGCAACGCGAATAGCATCCTTGTAGTTAAATGTGTCATCTTTAAGATAAAACTGCCTCAAAGTTAATTCTCCACCACGAACTCGAACGGATTCATTGCCATAGTTTTTAGCTGATTCCTTATCTGGGGTAAAATAAAAACCTTTGCCAAACCTTCCTTCTTTTGCCTTCTTTTTGTCAAATATGTTAAACGGTGAATTGCTACCATGCCACACTGGTTCCACGTTATAACCAGCCGCTTTCGCCACAGCATCCACCATCTTCTGCAACAGCGTGCGATTCTTTTCCGGTTCTTTGGCTAACGCAAGGTATTCGGCGTCCTGCTCTGGAGTGACGGGCGAGATGGAGAACGTGCCACCTGCGGCACGTGAAGATTCAAGGTTGAAGAACTCTGGCAAGACATGGTATGTTCGCCCAGGGTTGCCATCATAAGTCTCGTAGAATTTTACAGCCTGCCACCCTTGACGGTTCCAATGCGGCCCTGCGCGATCAACGATTTCAAAAATGCGATCAGGATCATCCTCGGTTAGATAATGTGACATCTGCCGTGCAGACTCTGCTGGAGAACGAGGGTCAAATTGAATTGGTTCGTCTGGATTGATACCTTGAACCTCCAGCCGCTTAATGAAGTCAACAGGATTCGATCCAACGCCAGTAAGGTCTAAGACTTTGTTAAAACGAACCTTGCTTGTGCGAATAGGCGCATTGTCATGGCTTTTTGAAAAGGCACTAACAAAACTTGGGGAAGAACTCCAAAAGGTTCCACGATCAAAAGTGTTTGCCCGGTAAATAACCACTTCTTCGGGGACAGATTTGCCAGTCCAATCGGTTTTGCCATCATACGGCCATGCGGGAGCCTCCGCCTCAGAAAGACCGCCCGACGAGACGCTAAACGCCATATTCCCATTGTCAATCACTGCCTGTACTTCCTCATCAATGCCAAGCATCGCCTTGCCTTCCTCGACTGCTGCTTGCTTCATCTGCTTCACCTCGTCGATGCCGAGAACTTTATTGATAAACGTGTCGTATTCTTCGCCGAGTTTGCCTTCATCGCGAGCTTTGGTGATAGCTTTAACAGTGCTAAACACGCCCTTAAGGTAGGCGGAAAACGCACGAAACACGGCAAGGATACGCTTTAGTGCGCTGGCTTCCTCTTGAGTATTTGCACCCATCACAGACGCCTCAATAGCGCGGGAAATAGACCCAGGTTCCATTCCAGTGGCAAGGCCTTGTCGATCACGCCCTAGCACATCACGCATAACCATTTCCGACACGGTTTCACGCAACATAGTTTCATTGCCTTGGCCGCTCGCTAGCGTGCGTAGATTGTCGATGAATTGAGCTTCTTCGGCGTTTAATGCCGTCACGCCTTCAAAAGCAGGCAAAAGTGCGCGCATTGCTGTGCGTGTCTCTTGATCTGAGAACGTGCCGTTTTCTATGCCCAAGCGCCACGTTGATTCAAAGTTTTCATGCAGGAACGTGAACACCTGCGGCTGGCCTTTATCCTGTGACTTGTAAAGATTCATTATGCGAACGATCTCTTTTGCACCATCGGCCACGCGCATCGGGAAGACTTCGTTCGATCCGTTAATGTGCGCAAAAACGCCACGCGTGCCTGTCTTAATACCTGCAACTTCAGCTTCTGCGCGAACGGTTTCAAGAGCTTGAGGGCCAAGCTGGCGCTGAGAGATAATAGCGCCACTAGCATCGCGCCGAATAGCCACGACTCCAAACTCTTCAGATGCCTCAACTTTTTCACCTGTAAGCACAGTTTTAGCCTGCCTACCTTTTTTGTAATAGCCGTCAATTACGCCGACTAATTTATCGGCCTCTTGCTGGCTTCCAACTTGGCGAAGCTTGCTATAAATTTGATTTGCAGCTTCAACAGAATCCACTGGGATAATAGTGCCATCACCAGTGCGGACTTGCCAGCCATCAGTCGTGCGCGTGACGCTTGCGGTGTATTCTGGCGATGTCACATCTTGAAGCGCATCGATTGAAGATTGATCTTGAAAGCGTGCCTTTAGCCTCTCCGTGGCCGCTTGGATGTCTGGCTTAGATGCCTTCACGTCACTGACAAACTCCTCACGGAATAGGCTATCAACCTTGCGATAATCGCCGGCGTCAGACGCTTCTTTGATCTTGGCCGCTAGCTCGGGCGCAGTGCCGCGAGCAATAAGTAAATCCAAATCAGACGCAAGCGCACGCCCTCCTTTGATGTCATTAATAGACGCAGCGCCACCGCCAATAAGCGAAAAGACAAGGGCAGGCCCCCAGGTTTCTTCAGCAATCTCGGAAAACTTCGGCATTCGAGATTCCCAGTCAGCGCCGTTGATTGGTTTGGGCATGTCTTTAGACAGTGCGCTCAAAATATCCTGAGTTACTAAAGGAGCCGCCGCTTGAATGTATTCCTCGGTGACTTCCGCCGCCGTGCCAGCACCTGCACGCAGTGCCAGGTTGCGCCATCCTGCCCCCGATGAGGCGACCATTGATTGCACCCACTTCGACAAATACGGCAGCTTCACTTTCCCAAAAGGAATGAGCGTTGCCACTGTTTCAGCCGCCGCCGATACGGGCGCAGAGATAGCCGTAATAGCCCTTGCCTGAGTCATGCTAAGGCTTGGGTCTTCCCGCATTATCTGTGCCGTCTGTGTGGCGTCAAAATAGGCGACGTTTGCAGCCAATCCCATCGCAGGATTAGCAATCGAAACAGCGGATTGCGGGATCATGCGCGCAAGATCGATGCCGAGCTTTGACAAACGCCCCTCTCCTTTAATGGGAGAAATCTCAGAATCGGCAGTATCGCGCACCATTTGAGTCAAAATGCGAAACTCACTTTGTCGGCCAATCTCGCCCTCCATTTGCCGTGCAAATCCCATCTGGCCCGCTTCCTGCAATTGAGCCACGGTTTCAGTCAGCGCGGACTCACTCATGGCGGATTCAATGGATGAACCCATCTGCTCCGACATGCGGCCCATCGCTCCCGCTAGCTTTGAGAGGTAGCTAGAACGCTCTTCAGCAGTCGCCCCGCCAGTCGCGCCGATAGCTTTAATCACAAGCCGCCGATCTTGCTCAGGCACTTGCAGCAACTTTTCCGCCACTGACTGAAAAGCGTCAGTAGTAGGCACAGTGAAGTCCATTTCTTTACTCAGCACACTCGCCGCTTCGTTAATGATGCCGCGATATGGTGCCACCTTTGCGGCTACGCCGCTATAAACGCTAGCAGCCTCTTTCATGTAACGGTCACGAATCCCGCGAGTTTTAGACACGCCAGTAAGCGAATTAAGCTCACCCAATGCCTGCGGAAGTGGACGACCAGACAACGCCGATTCTAACGCCAAATCAGTAGCACTGTCAGAGGTCTGAATGTGCGAACGGACTAAATCATGAATAGCCTCATCGGTGATGTCTTTTGCCGTTGGAATCTTGAAAAATCCCTGTGCAAGAGCGTCTTTATCATGCTGCCACGTTGGAGATCCTGCGTTGATGTCTTGCCCTGATACCTGCGTCATCCAAGCCGAAAGCGCAATGTTGCGATTTTGCCGCAAGGCATCTGTGCCAGTGGGCGAGAAAAGACGATCTTCCGGCGCATCATCCGGGAACTCATCGTTAAGAAGGGCGCGGCGTAGGTTTTCTTGTGGAGTCATTAGAATTGTGTGTCTTGCATGTTCCATGTAGGCATCGGCAGAATAACGCCAGAACCTTCTTCAATTTGTGACGGATTGATTGGGCCAAATCCACTTTCAGTGGGTGGCATGTATCGTTGCTGCTTTTTCACCTTCACGTAATCAGTGCCAAGGACATCAGAGACGATCTGATTAATCTTTTGAGTATCATTCACGTTTTTAATACGGTCGGATACGTCGTTCTCCAAATTGAAAACACGTTGCTGGAAATCCATCCATTCAGACTTCTTGCTATCAATGAGCTTTTTCTTTTCGCCGCTTCCCTCAAAAAAATCAGCTTCTTTGCTTTTTACAATTTCAAGCAGCATAGAGCGTGCTCTTTTTTCGCCATCAGCGACTAGACCTTTAGATTCACTGCCTGATAGTTTGGCCTGCATGGCATCTGAAAGCATGTCGCGCAAATGTGGCGGAGCCTTGCGAATAGCCAGCGCTGCCTTCGACACTTTCACCATTTCGTTAAAGTCGTTTTCTTTGGCTTTCACTGGATCGAAATTATCGATCACCTTCATGGTTTCCAAGTAAAATGCGGCTTGTTGCTCTGGCGTTGTCGGCGTTGCTTCGTTAATTTTTGAGCGCACAGACGCAAGTTGAGCTTCACCCATGTATTGAGATGTGAAATCATCGCCGCTAACAGCCTCACCCCTTGCCATGCGATCAGTGAATGCAATGAGGTCTTGATTGGCGTATCTGTTGCTAGCCCGTGCAATTTCATCCTCAAGCTCCATTCTCATCTGTGGAGTAAGCTTGGATTGAGTAATCAACCTTTTTGCCTCCGTAAGATCCACTGAAAACCCGCCCCATGCGTAAATCCTGGAGCGTACAATAGAAGCCTCCGATCCTCTTTCAAGTTGAGCAATTGCGCGTTCATGCTCTTTTGGAGTCAATGCGCCAAGCTCTTTTTGCTTGTTGTAATTCTGCTCAAGCTCAACCCATGCGTTAAGATTTCCCTCATTACCAAGGCGCATCAATTCAGATTCTTCTTGTCGGAGGTCTTGCGATTGCTTGGCTTTGCTTTGATTTTCAAGAACTTTAAATTCAAGCGCCGCACCTTCAGGAGTTTGAAACCCTGCTTTTACTTTGTTTTGAATGGCCTGTCTTGCTGGCTCCAAATTCCCAGTTGCAACACTGTCTTGTTTTGCAAGTTCAACAACCGCATCCATTCTTGCGCCTGCTTGCTTAAACGCTTGCGCTTGCACGTTGATCGTCCCGCGAGTCGCCCAGTTTGACAGATTATCAGTGAACTGCATTCTCGCTTCAGGCGTCAATTCAGCTTGGTCGAATTGAGCTTTGATGTCGTTCTGCAAACTCTGCCACTTTGGAAGCCAATTCTTTTCGTCCTGCCCTTCTGGCGATTGCTGAAACGTCGCAAAATCCATCTGCGCTTTGTTCATCGCAAGACTAGCTTCCGTGAGCTTGGTCACATCATTTGCACGCTTGGCCTTTTCTGCAATGTCAAAGGCCACGTTGCCTAAATTGCCGATCGCCTTGCCCATGCTGGCGTTTGTGACGGCTGGAAGGTCGGGCGTGCGAATCGTCTGGTTGCCGGTCTGGAGCTGCCCAGGTTCTTGAAGGATTGGAATGCGTGCCATAATGTTAAATCTTGATCATTAAATCGCGGCATTTCCAAGAGATTGGCTCAAATCCTTCTGGCATAATTACTGGCACTTCGTCACAAATAACCGCTTTTTTAAATTGAAAACGAATGGTGCCTAACGCTCCTAGATGCCCATATAAAAGCAGCCAGTTTTTACGCTTAATCTTATTCCCTGTAGATGATGAAAAAATGCGTGCCATAAATTATGCGGCTTTCTTTTTGTGCAGTTCTCGCGTGTAAATTGCAATGATATTGGCTTTGCGTCTAGCGACTCTAGGCTGACAATCAACCATGCACGGAAACCCGTCTTCAGACAGCTTGAAATCAAAGCTAGAAGGCTGTCTTTGTTTAATGATTTGATTCCTAATGGATGCCCACGTTTTTAAATGAGCGGCCTTGTTCGGTTTGGTCAACTGGCACATTTCCATTGACTGGTTGTAAGTGTATCCGGCGTCCATTAATAAGGCTACAACTTCAGCTGATTTTGGCAGCTTTTTAACGTCAATGAGTGATGATATGATGATGTCAGTTTGCATGGTAATGATGAATTACAATCCTGCTGGACGTTGTTAAGATGTTTTACCTGCCGGCTTAGGCCGTGTTGACCATGACTGATAAGCCTGCCCGATTGTTGATCCAATATTGCCGATAGCCTGCCCTGTGGCGTCGCTGCGAATGCCTGCGGCTGTTTGCTGCCCCATCTGGAGTGTGGACGTGCGCTGATAGGCAAGTTGCCGTTGAGACAACTGATTCACGTATTGCTGATCTGCTAGCTCTGTTTGCTGTTTGGCCCAGGTGTCAGCTTCCAATGCAAGGGACGATCCAGTGCCAAGCATTGCGCCACTGCCTGCCATTGCCGCGAGTTGCGTCGCCCTTTGCCTACGCTGCTCTTGCACCGCTCGACGTTGGTTTTCTTGACTCTCAAGTGCCTGCCTTTTGCGCTCCTCGCCAATGGCGTCAGCTTGTGCTTGTGCGTTAAGACTAGCCTGCTCTGCCGTGCTTTTGGCAGAATCGTATTGCATATAAGCAGACGTTCCCCCTGCGACAAGCGACGTTGCAAGCGATGCCCAAGCCAAGACTGTTGGTGTAATCGGATCATTACAAGGCGGACGCGTAGAGCAATGAATGCCAATCGGCCCGCCAGTATTTAGCGGGATGTAATCAAGATGGTCACGGTATCGCATAAATGGCCTGTGTGCTTGTATGTTCGGATACGTGCCAGCCCTCAGAGTTGCGTAGAAACCTAGCAAGCGGAGTGCGGGTGTATATCCTGACTACCTTATAACTCAAAGGCACGTCATCGCAAGTTCTCAAATTTGAGAGAAAGGAAAGAATTGTTCGCCAGAGTATCGGCCAACCTTTGCGGCATTTCGCGAAGGATGTGCCCGGCTTAGTGAAAAGATTGTCTAGTGATGCAATCGGACATCCAAACGCCAGATACACAAAGCACATGGCAAAAGGCCCGCTTTCATCCTCGACAATAAAACCATTCGGGCTGAGCAGCTGCGGGATCATAGCCATGTCGCGAGCTTTGGCCCACGTCTCAATAAGCGGAAAGTCCTCTGAAGTATAAGCTCTAATGGTCATGTGATGATTTGCTATCAGTTCATCACAATTTGATATTAAAGTCAAGTTCCTGCGCCAGACGTTCCCTCGACTTCGATCTCTAAGATCATTCCAAGGATATTGAATGCCACGGCATGACGCGAAGCAATAACAATGTCACAAGCCCGGCCCCAGTCAAAATTCAAAGATTGCGGGAGCGTTTGCCCTGTTCTGTCAAAGTAATCTTGCACAGCCTCATCCGGCGCAATTGGAAACTCATCTGTTTCATCTATGATGCGAGAATAATTTGTAAAATCATCTTGGGTAATCTTTGGCCACACGTAACCGTGATATGACCTGAAAAGACGGAATGATGCGCGAGTAATGCGCCATTTTCGCATCTGAGCAGTTCCATCTCCAAGTTGTATTTCAAAACGATTTGGGACAAGGTAAGCGGTAAAATAAAGGCCTACATATTGAGGAACTCCAGAAGTTACTGCCAGACCTGTAAAAACAGCCGTCCCTGATCCTCCGGTAATAGAAGTTATATGCGGCGATCCATCCGACTTAGATGCTGTATCGCCAGCAATTAAAACAAGGTTGCTATTTTCTCCAAGTTGCGGGTTGACGGTGGCAAGATTGGTGAAAGTCGTATTGCCTCCGCTAACGCTAATATTGCCAGCTGTAGGCTGTATCCACGAATCCATGCAATTAACGCGAGCGCCAAGATTGGCTGAAGTCATAGCGTTTCGCATATCTTCGCCATCAATGCTTTCTAAAGAAAGCACTTGGTAGTTCATCAAAAACATCAAAGAATCAGCGGCAGATGACGACGAATAAATACTGCACATTGACTTACATGACATCTGGGAGCGGTGACGGTGCCATGCGGTAATATTGTTCTCTCGATCATAAGTGAATCCGCTCCACGTTCCATCTGCATGAACTAGCCATATCACCGGATCTGGAGATTGGCTGTAAAACATCTGAATAACATTAGAACGGCAAACGACATGCTCTGCCAGCAACGTCATTTCAGGCGCTGAGTATCCATCACGTTCAAAAACATAGGCAAACTCGCGCAATCGGTTATCTCTGGTAAGCCAAAGCAAACCATCGCCTGAAAGCACGGGTTGGAATTTTGATGATCCATATCGGCTCCACCTGCGAAGTCTTGCGTTGCTTGGCGTTAATGCGTTATCTTGGTCGCCGCTGTCCATCGTCCATTCTTCGCCAGTTGTGCCAATCACAAGCGTGCGTTTGAAGCTGGAAAGCCATTGAATAACATTCGCCTGCGTTGCTGCTAGCGTTAAATCCAATGCGGAAGTGTCCAGAGATCCGGTCAGGAATGTGTAAAAATCCGAAATCTGACTGCCCCAAATTCGAGTTGGATACAAATCCGTGCTGGCAAAGAATAGCCTGTTATCATGAAAAGCGCACGTTCTTGGATAACCGCGAGTCACAGAAAATGCGCCCTTGCGCCAGACTGGAAAAGTAAACCCGAGAACTTCATTAGGAATGAGAGAATCAACGGCTAGCTTTGGAATACCTCTAACCTGAGTTGTTGATACGTAGCTTTGAATTTGAAAAGGAATATCCAATTTGCCAGAAACCGGTTCAATGGTCATTCTTGACGAATTTGAATCTGTTCCCGTGCGAATGGCAACCATTCGATACCAGCCGCCAGTGTTTGGAGCCTCTGCCGTATAGCTAATTGTTCCATCAAGAACGCCGCCAATAGACCATTCGCGAATGTTCGTAAAGTTGATCCTATCAAGAGATTCTTGAAGCTGGACAATAGTTCCAGCTGGCGCGCTACCAACTGCCCAGCTTGTTCGCGCAACGTAGGAACCTTGAATGAAAATAGCCGCAGTGGTTGTTGTCGCTGGAGCCGTGGCAATAGGCTCAGTTGCAATTCTTCCACTTGAGCCTGGAGACAATAACCAAGTGCTTCCAACTTCATTGGCGTCAAATACGGCAGAGCTAGAAATGAGCCTGTAATCTGTAATTGTAATCAACACCCATTGAGCGCCAGTTCCCGGCCTATTAGCCGTAGCTGAAGTGTGCGCTGTGATACAAAAGTAGTTACTGCCAAAATATTCAGTGATGTCACCAGCTACATAACTTTGGCCAACATTCCATGACTGCTTGTAAGTAGCCTTATCCCATTTTGCAGCGGTAAACGAAACGTCCGAGTTTGCCGTCTTGCATCGGTAAAGATCGTTCAAATACAAGACGAAGTTGCCCACTGAATAACTCGTTGCCGTCACCCAATCGTCCGCATCATATTCCAGCATCATCGTTACCGAATCACTGGGAGGATCAAGAGCGGGAGCAAACTGAAAAGGCACGTCAGTGAATGACCAAGTGCCATCATTGGCGCGTGTAATGATTTTAGGATGCTTAGTCGCAACCGTCAGATACATCACATCGTTAAGCTGAATGTAATGCAAATCAGCAATTTCTGATTCAGTGTAAGTTGTTGTTAAAGTTGTAATAAGCGTAAAAGCGCCCGCAGAATATGACCATACCTTTATGGCGTTTGTTTTGAATCCCAAAACAAAGTTAACGCTTGTTGATCTACGAAAAGGAACTAATCGGACACATCCAGTCACGTCTGAATTAGCCGCGCCGAATCGAGTTCCAGGGCGTTTAAATGCGCCACCGTATGAACGCACCATGAAGTTTTCTAGGAGCTTACACCCAGTAGCGTATTTCTCCGAGTCCGTGCGCCCGTCCATGATTGGCGACATCTCGCCGCCGTTGAACACTGATTTGATCGTTTGGAATTGAGCCATGAGATTATTCAGTTATGCCGCCAGTCCAGTAACCGCCCATTCGAGCCGAGATGACTTGTGAATCATTAAAGGGTGGAATGCGCCGCGCTTTGCCCTCGTTTGAGTCGCGAGCCTTAACAGGTGGCGCCACTGCCTTTTCGTAAAACTGCCGCATTTGTTGCGCCTGCCCTGATGCGCCCTGTGTATCTTGCGCGATGCAAGAGGCAAGCAAGAAAGAAAATGCCGTCACGAAATCAGCCGGGTAATCGGTCACGTCTGTGATTCGCTGAATGTATTTAAGATTGATCGTCTCCTCATCGGTAAGGATCAGCCCTTTCTCAACGGTAAAATCAGCGCCCGCATCTTCCATCTGCCCGCCGCCTGCATTGAGCGAAATTACGCGCAAGCAGTCAGCCGGTGGCGTGTGCTGAAAGTCCCAGTCAAACTGTGGAATACCGACGACGCTGCCCGTGTCATTTGTGTAAGTGCCAGCAAACACTGATTCGTCGAGCGTGAAGTTATTGTTGTCAATGCGAGTCACATACCATTGACCGTTTGCCACGGTGACGCCTACGACGTCTTTAACATAAACGCGATCACCAGTGACGTAACCGTGGGCCGTAAGCGTAATCTTAACCAGCCCGCTTTCATTAGTTACCGCTGCGCCCGTTAGCGTTTGATAGGTGACAGTCTGCCGCTTTCTAGCCGTGGCAAAGTTCCACGGATGCGCCCGTAATGCCTCATCAAGTGCCGTATAAACTGGCGTTCCTGCATCTGGATTATACCACTTTCGCAAGCTTGCCGCTTGTTGAGTCGTGTCAGTGGAAAGCGCAGTCAGCGCCCTTCCACCAAGATGGGCAATTGCAAGGTTTGCGATCTCTGTAGCAGTGGCGGCCATAATGGTAATGATTCAAGAAAAAGGGAGGCCCCTTAATACACAAGGAGCCTCCCGAGGTCAACCAACGGGAAGTATTAGTTCCAGTCTACGTATTCGATCTCGAAGTAGAGAACGACTGAAGCCGTGACCGTATTAGCGGAGGCAATGGTCACGATGACGGCGCTATTGTCAGTTGTGACAGTAGGAGCCAAGTCAGCAGCAGTGCCAGCAACGGCAGAACCAAAACTAATAGTGCCACCGCTCGAAAGAACGATGCCGTCAGCGTAAAGGTCTGCATTGGAGCTTGTGCCGATGTCAAGCGTGAGCGTAGTGCCAGGATCAACGCATGAAACCGCTGAACCTGCCCGAGAAAGCGAAGCGCCTTTAGGAAGGTAGCAGAGATTAAATGTGTCGTTCGCAGCTTCACTTCCAGTGGTGGTATAGGAAGCGCGGAGCTTCTTAACCGTGCCGCCAGTAGCGCCAGTGCGGTTTGGACGTTCGGAGCCGTCGAGGAGAGCGGCAGCTTGTGCCGTGAAGAGTGAGGAGTCAGTAAGAGCAGCCATAAGAGTATTTTTTGAGGGTAAAGGTTTAAGAAAGGGGCGGTTTTTACACCGCCCCAATCAGTTCAGGTTATGGAGTTTCGTCGCTGTAAATACGAACAACCTTTTCGTTTTCAGTGCGAACGGCACCGAGCATCATGGTTGAGCGGATCTGAAGCGCGTGACGACGCTGCGGCAGGATGTCCATGCGTGTCTGGCGGTCGCTCATCGCAAACTTCACAGCCGTGGAGTGGAAGGCGAAGCAGCTGCGAACGTCAGCGGTGCCGCTAACGGTGCCAACTGGGAGACGCTGAGACTTCAGGAACTTGAAGCCGAGGAATGTGTCAACTTGGCCGTCAACAAGAGCCTTGACTGTGTTGAAGTCAGCGCTTGTCAGGTTGGTGTCGCGGAGGAGATCTTGCTCCTGTTGAGCGCCGATGACGATGTAACGGCCCTGAGCAGGCACTTCGCTCACGTCCATCAGATACTTGGCGCGGCGAAGCTTTGCCAAGGTCATGCCGATAGAGGTCGGAGAACCAGTTTCAGCGTAGTTAGCAGCGATGCTTTGACCGCTTGGGAAGTTGTCGGTAGTCGTGCCGTCTTCACCGATGTAGCGGGTGGCATCAAAGGCGGAGATGATGACATCATCAATCGCACGGTTGAAGGCCATCGCGTGGCTTTGAACTTCATCAGAAGTTGGCAGGACGATGGTGCCAAGGAAATGCTTGTCCCATTCGTCAAAGGTCGTAACCTTTTCCTTTGGACGTTGGGTAAGCCAATACTTGGAGCCGTCAAACTCGCCGTCTGGAGTGTCGCCTTTGCGGGTAAGGATGTCTTGTGCCTCGCTGTCATTCAGCAGGTTGAACCATTTCTTCTTGCCGGTGAAATCGGCGCGAGTAATGGAGCCAAGCAAACGGGAATCCATCTGCTGGAGGACTTGGTCGAACGATGTCTGGAACATCGTTGGGTAGAAGGTATCGATAGTAGCCATATTGGCAGGGAATTAGAGAGGTGAAGTTGAGCCGCCCTTGTGAGCGACTGAGGAAGTGTCATGTCTTCCCGGTTCTTCGGTTCTCCGCTGTTTGCGGGCCTATGTCCGGCATACAGCTTATCCTTGCGGGGCCGTTGTTACCCTAAATTCTCACATCTGAGAAAAGATGCAAGCGCAAAATGACGCCAATTAATAAGCCCACTTTGCATCTCCTAAAATCTCGTCGGAATCCATCCAGCTTTCATCCCATTGCGCATTGGTGGCAGCGTCCCAGTTTGGAATCGCCGATGCAGCGTCTTTTCCAGTCAGCGAAACTGGAAGCCATTTAATGCGATTGTTCGGGTAAATGGCCAGTTGCCCATTCTCTAACTTGATCACGTTGGCTTCTTTGTGCTCCTCGAGTAGCTCGGCATCTCCGATGTCAAACAACCCAGAGGATTGACCTTCTGGAAGGTAGTCAATAGTGAACCAGTAATGACCTTTAGCGGGTGCAAATCCTTTGCCTAAATTAATCAGCACAGGAACATCAGCCAGTTGATCTTTGCGCCAGACTTCAATGGAGCCGGAAAGGCATTCCCACATTTGCACTTTATGCAACGGCAAATTAGGCTTGTCGTTTTCGTCCGGCTCAAACCAAAACACGCAATGCGGCGGAACTTTGTCGTAACAAGCCGCATATTTATCAACCCACACTTGAAAGCAAAGTGGCCTATTACGCATGGCCCGCACAGATACGAGCCATGCCGGTTCATATTCATTCACCGATCCGCCAAAGGCATCACAGCGAATATACACCCTAGCTTTTGGGCAATTTACGTTTCGCATAATTAGCGTTGAGAAGCTTCAAACAATCCTTTTAGCTTTGCCAATGCTGCCTGTTGAGCTTCCGGCCCATTCTTGCCAGTGAAATCGTCACCCTTTTGGATGCGATCCATTTGTTCTTTGTAAGTAGCCTGACTTTCAGAACTAACCAGTCCTTTGTCGTCACTGATCATCTCATCAAAACGCAAAGCTGCACGAATGAAATGCGGATTGTTACCCAGTCCGCTGGCTTCCAGATCGACGCCCATCGCAATCGCTCCACGGTTTGCACGCTGCCAGTTGTTTTTGGCGTCGTCTTTCCACTCGGCATTGAGTTCAGCAACCATTGCTTCAACCTGCTCTTTCTGAGCCGACTCAGATTTTGCCACAATGCTGCTGATATTCTCATTATTGAGATTAATCAATTCATGCAGCGCTTCCGGTGGCACGCCGTATTTGTGAGCAATGCCCGCAGCTTTTCCGGCTAATTCAGCATTCCATTCAACGCCTGCAGGAAGGTTGTCAGGTGCCTTTATGCCATAATCTTCTGGCTTCTCAGGCGCTCCGGTGAACTTGCGAAGATCGGCATAATACTTGGCCTGATCCTCTGGCGATGCGTCGGCCCCAGGTTTCTTTGGAGCTTGCGACTTTGCGCCGAAAGCCTTTTCAAGCTGAAGATAAGAAGCGCCAAGTTGGTCAACTTTTGGCTCGCCTTTGGCTTCATCCCAGAATTTAGCCGGGATGTATTCGGGACGCTGAACCGTTGAAGGCGCTGCCTCAATTGGCGTCGTTGTCGTTTCAGTTGTGACCGCAGCTTGCGTTTGCAATGCGTTGTCCGCTGGTGGTGGTGTGGTTTCGGTTTCCATAGGAAAGATTAGATGCCGTTAGCTTTGCAAAATTGAGAATAAGCATCGTTGCCGTAATGATTAACAAAGCATCGCGCAAAGTATGGCGTGCCTAGCGTGCCCCAGTCAGAACTAATGGCAAAAGTAATGCCTGCCGCTAGATCATCACAACTAGCGGCAGGCTCCGACGCCGGCGGATTACCGACAACCTCCGGCGCGGAAATTGGTTCAACAGTTAAGGATTCGTTGACAGTTGGCGCTTCGGCGACTTCAAAAATAAGACCCTCAATGCCTGCGACTTGGCGAATTTGTCCAATAATGCGCGGCGCTGGCTTGGCGTTCATCCATGCGATATTGCCGATGATATTGCCAATGATTTCGCCGTCGCGGTCGATTTGATTGTCTGGTGTGATCGTGATCATAATCTATCAATTTCCTTTAGTAGCAGTGGGTTCAATTCTCCTGTCATAAAATTCGCACGATTAGGCGCTGAAATCCTGTTAATGAGTTCAGACTGAACTGCGACATACACGGCGGATGTCATTTGTTTATCCTCTAACAACGCTACAATCTCAGATCTCGAAAGATCGGATAGCGTCAAATTAGATAATGCGAATTCTCTAAATGTGAGTTTTTTTTCAGTCATGTCTCTTGTTCTTGAGGTTTTTTGTTTAATTGTCTGGTGTAATTGTAATCATGATTTTACAATTTAAGGCCGTCAGCAGTTGGTTCGACAATGGTATTGCTTGGGTCTTTGCTGTTTGGGTATGGGGCGGGCGCTCCGATATATTTCAGCGTCATACCTTGACGCATAATGCAGCTTTCAAGGTCGCGGATGCTGATCATGTGTTGAGCAATTACTTCGCTAGGATCTTCACAAGCGCCCACTGCAAGATATTCGCGCAGTCGAGTCTTGTGTTCTTTCATGCGTTGAAGAAGTTCGTCCGCTTCTTTGCGGAATGTCTTGGCGACGATAATGGCTTGTTCTTTATTCATGTTTCTTGTTCTTGAGGTTTCTCGGTTTCTGGAATGCCTTTCAGGTGCATCGTGAATAGCCATCGAAGCGGCTCTTTCTGCCCTTCTCGGAATGCTGCTTTGACCACATCGCCGCCTTGCTCGAAGGCAGGATTTAGGATGCCGCCAACGTCCGCATTAAGCGAACGGAAAACTAGCTGGAAGTCCGGCTTGTCGAAGAGTCGAAGCGCGGCCTTGAGCACGTCTTTTTTTTCGTCGGCAGTAAGCGGCGTTAATAACTCAGGTGATGATGGTGTCATGTGTGATGATTACGCCCCGACTAATTCCTTCACTTTATCGATGCCGCCAGCACTATTTACAGCGCTGCCCATTTCCTTAGCCATCATGGCCGCTTGCTGCATTTGCTGTGCCTGTGCTCGCTGTTGCTGGATGGCTTCGACATCTTCACGCTTGCGGAGTAGCCCTTCAGGAGCACCGACAAGCCTCGATTTCTCGCGGATGTAAAAAGCCGTGTCGATATTGTCCATGACCGTAGGATCAATGGCAGCAATCGAAGCGGCCGTTTGCATGACCTCATCGGCTCCGCGTGCGTTCCAGCTATCAATCGCCATCGCAAGACGTGACGTGAGCGCAATCTCTGGGTCGGCGACTTGCACAAAGCCACGCCCGACAAGCTCATAGGCTTCTTGTGGAGGTGGCGGAAGCAAGCCATTTTCAGCGCAAAGTTCAAAGGCACGGCGTAGATGCGGCTCGATCGTTTCACGAACGTCACGATGGTAAATCGGCCCCACGGTGTCCAGCTTTTCACCTGCACGTTGTGCCACTTCATAAGCAGTCATCTCGCGGTCGATGCTTGCGAACATTTGGAACATATCGAGCGAGCAGAGGCGCTTGATCATGTCCTGACGCATCCGCACACGCTCCAAAGCAACGCTCCATTCACCTGTGACCGGCACAGGATAAACGCTCTCAGGCCCCATGCCGGAAGGGTAATAATTCAGCGCCCGTGCTGCCGTTTTGAGACTTCCTTCAAACGTGTCAGGCACAAGCATCGGAGGGAAGACTTGCTTTTCTGCGAACACGTCCATCATCTGCTGAATGAAATTAAGCTGGCGAGCTTCAGGAAGGATGGCAAACCCTGGCCCGTAACCCCATCCAGTGGAGCCAATCATTGCGTCGTAAGACAAATAACGGCCAACGGTAAAAGGGAATCCGTCGTAACCACCTTCTTGAACCATCTTTTTTGACGACATCTCGACGTAGGCCGAGACATACTTCTTGCGCGTCTTGATGTTGTATCCGTATGCGCCAACCTTGGAAGGCTCGCGAGGTTCGACGATGTGAATGAATGTGAAGCTTTTCCCTTTGCTGTAATCGCCCTGAAAGCAGTCTTTGATGACCTTGGGAAGATTGTCTTCGCCGAATTGCTGACGTGCTTGCTCTGCCGTCAGTTCAAACTCGCGGATAAATCGGTAGCATTTGCCAAATGGATCAAGCTCAAAGACGTAAGTGCCAATCTTGATCTTTTCAAAGCGCAGTCGATTGCCCTCGCCCATCTCGGAGAAAATGGCAGTTGTGCCAAAATTCCAAAGGTCGGCTACGGATTCAAGGCGCTCGAGTTGGAAGTTGCTACGGCTGTTCACCTCTTGATTGAGAATCTGCGAGCACTCCGAGAGCCAACCTTTCACAGAGTCGTCATTTTTCAGCTTCAGATTAGGCTTCAGCGAAATCCATGGTTGAGACGCCGGCGTCGTCCATGACGTGTAAGCAGAGACGGCACGTTGCACAGAGTCAGTGGCAGTCGCGTCGTAGATTTGTGCTTCTTTGTTACTGTCTGGCATGTAGCGCTTTTCTGTAATGCCTGCCTTGCGCGGGCTTACGTAGTTGGCGATGTCCTGCCAGATTTGATCTTGAGTCGACACGCGCTGATCCTTGAGCCGCTGATAACAGCTAAGCCACTTCTTTGTTTGCTCCGTGCCTTCGTCGTTCATATTAGCGAGATGGGAATTGAGTCATAAACCCGCCGATATTAGTGGGCTTCGGCTTAGGTGCTCGCGTGTTAATCATCACGCCTTCACCGCCAGAACCAAGTGCGCCGATTGAGCCAAGCGCCGTTTTTGGTGCCAGCGGATTCATCGGATTGATTGTTTTATCAAGTCCCATGCGACGATATGCGGCTGTGCTAGCCTGCTCTCCGTCAGCGGAGTCGGCGCGAACTGGCGCAGGCGTAGGCGGTGGCGCTTTGGGTTTTTCTGGTTTTACACTTCCTCCCATAATTGAGCGATTGTCTCTCACTTTTGAGAAGTCGCAAGCCTTTTTCTCAATCGTTGATATGGAATCCAATGCGGCTCTCCATTGTGCTCGCGGCAAAATCCAAGCCACTTGCGCTTGTCTTTTAGCGGGTCAATGCTGACAAAATAATCAAGATTGCCCACGGCAAGCGTCACAAAAACGGCAAGCTCTGAGTAATCGCCGTAGTCTCGACTCGTATCAAACGCGCAAATGAAACAGTCAGGCGAGCAAAAGACATAGCCATCCGTCAGATGCTCTTTCATCATGTCGTTAAAGTTAATGCCTAGCTCTTTGGCTAGATCGTAGGCTTCTTGAAATGGCGTCATTCAAATTAATGAGTTAACTGATTTGAATTGTTTGCCTAATTATCTGACGCGCCGCCGTCGTAGCAGCCACACGGGATCATGTCGGGCAGTTCATCGAACATTTTCATTTGTTGTTCGTCCGCTTTTACTAAATCTTCCCACCTCCAGTTGCGGCCTAGTCCCTTCACGGTTGTTGCTGCCGTTGCGCCACGTTCCATTGCCACGGCGCGAGCAAATAGATGAGGGTGAGTTTTGGCTAGCCTTAGAACTTCACCTCTGCGAGCCGCTGGGCAAAAAAAACAGGCAGATTTAGCAGGCCTAAAGCCCTCAGCTTCGACCACGGCCACGCATTCACGCCGCCGCCAGCCCCATTCGACTAGTGGATAGGATACCAAATAGCGTTTGTCGTCGTAGTCCTTTACGCGATGCGCCTCACCTGCATCGTAGCCAATGAGCTTCACGACCTTTCCGCCCCTTGCCCATGCGTCCAGTGCAGGCTGCCATTGTTTCAGGTATCGCTCCTGCGGGCGGACTTTGTATTTATCGGAGCACGACCGGAAGCCGAAGACCAGAGACGGCAGCGTTCCTGCTTCGCGCACTTCGCTTTCCAGTGTCCTGCGGCCATCGCTTACCGTCACGACTGGCGGCATTCCATGAGCGACCAACCATTGCGAGAAGTCCGCCACGAACTGAATCGTTTCCGGCAGTTCGCCGCCAGTATCCGCAAACATGATCAGATCAGGACGGACTTCTCGCCTTGCCATCTCAATAAGCATGGCGGCACTGTTGGTGCCACCACCAAACGATACTACTAAAGGCCAATTTCCTTCCGTTAATTTTTTTGATGTATTCATATTAATTTTAATCATTAAAATTTGCCGTTATTTCTTGAATCTGGGCTTGAAGTTGTGCAGCCGATAAACCTGAACGGCGCTTTCGCTGCATTTCAGGATCTTAGAGATGGCCCAGTTTGAATGCGTTTCCCAAGCTCGATTACTGATTTGTGGCAACTGCTCTTTCAGCCTCGTGCGTGTCGTCTTATCTGGCGCTCTTGGCAATCCTAGCTTGCGCCTGAACTTAGTGACTGTCTTCTCACAGCAACCAAGCTGCTTGGCAATTACCTCGTTTGTCTGGTTCCAATCGGTGATGGAGCTGAAATCTACTGCGTTGTGTAACATGTGATGACGATGTGATGATGATTATGTTTGCTGCCATTCTTGGCGTCTGCGTGGCGACTCTGGGCTATTGTATCCGGGAATCAAGCCCAACCTATCAGCCTCTGCCATTGTCCTAACGCCGTCAGCAACGTGAGACGCCCAGGTATGCAACGGAACATTGCGAACAATGCCGCTCGATGAATCAGGCGCGGACTCGTAGGCTTTGAGTCCTTTGACGCCCATCTCACAAGCTGGAACGCGAAACTCAAACGTGGGCATCAGTCCCATCACGTAATCGACGCCCTGCCACACGTCGGGAATGACTGGAACGACGACGATGTTCTTGAATCCTGCTGCAATGGCATCGCTCTCAAACGTGACGCCATTGCGCTGCGTTTGGCGTGCATCGTGCGGCATGAAATGCTTCCCGTAGTTGTAGCCCTTCGCGGCCATGTGCGCGCATCGTTCTTGAATCGTGAAAGGCAATCCAATGTCGCAGTCGATCCACCGGAAATGCCCGAATGCCGAGCGTTGGCCATACCACACCGTCGTGTTGCGTGGCCCGCCCAAGTCCCAAAACGTATGAACGGGAGCGCGGCCATCAATCGGGAACTCTCCAATCCTGCCCTCTGCTGCCGCTGCCGTCATGTATCGGCCATATATGGCGTTTTCGTTAGCAATGTTGAAGTCACAATAGAATTCCTGCCTGATTAGCGGCTCAGACATTCCAGAGCGCCGTTCCTCGTCAATCTGTGCCAGTGTGATAGCGCCGGTATCCTCAACGCTCAGCACCTGGGTGAACCACGACTCGTTTGTTTTAGCCATCTTGAGCATGTCGAAGAAGTGATTTTCTCCGCGTGGCGTGCCGTTGAACCAAGCAAAGCCGCCGTTCTCCGCCAAGATCGGCCGTGTGTAATCCCAGGCCAACGGGTTTTGATTTTGAAACTCCGAGAACACGACGCCGTAGTAGTTGCCGCCCACAACGTCGAGGTTATCAGTGCCCAGAATCTGAATCGTGCTGCCGTTGATTAGCTCGATCCGCATGTCAGTCTGGTTCGGTGGCTTGGCGAGCAATTCCTTCGGAATGTGGTCGATGACGCGCATGGCGTTTGTCACGTCGACGTTGTGCCAAAGCGCCTTTCTGCCCAATGCAGCGGTCGGAAAGTAATACGCAAAATTCGCTTTCGTCTCTATTGCCCTGCAAACCAGCTTGTTAAAGCATAACTTGTCCTTACCCGCACGCCGATGAAACACCATCAGGCAGCGCTTGTAATCATCCATCGCCCTCCACATGGGAAGCTGATAGTCACGCGGGTTGAATCGGTGTGGGAGTTCAATGGTCACAGTTTGCGAATCACAATTTCAGTAGATCCAGAGTGCTCAACCTTCTCAGGAGCATAATGACCGGCACCTTTACCAATTTCGCGCAATGCGCCGGTAGCGGCTGAAAAGTCGGCCACCTCTTCGGCAGATGCAGCAATTCTAGCCAGCCTTTCAAGCCATTTGTCTTTGCTCATGTCAAACTTGCGGTCGGCTTTTTCGGCTACTTTTGCCCGCAATTCTTCAATCCTAGACATCACCTCAACACGATTAGCCAATCGAGGGCCGGCAGTTTCGGCTGATTCTGGCGTGCAATTCCAGCCATCACGATAAGCCTTAGCCGCTGGCGTGTTTAGCGCCACTGCTTGTGCAAATGCTTCATGCTTAAGGTTTTTTAGTGCTGGCATATCAATTAAAGTCTTCTCTGATTTCCTTAAAAGTAAAGGTAGGCCCTGAAAATGCCAGTGGAATTGTCCAATTGCGTGCGCCGCCTCGGTTCTTGTCACAATACAATGAGCGCTGAGTTTCGTCTGATACGCCATCAACCTCGACTTTTGAAATAATGAACACGCTATCAGCATTCTGACCAATGGCCCGAGATTCGCGCAATTTACCGTAATCGTTTAGCTGTGAAGCTGTGAGGATGTGGCAACCGCTGCGACGTGCTGCATTCTTCATGCGTCTGGATACGCTAGAAACAATTTCTTCCCGAGTTGCGCCCTTGCGTCCCTCTTCCTCGAGTAACTGGAGATAATCGACAACGGCTAAATCGTAGCCCCCTTGTTCGATGTCGGCCAAGATGTCTGATGCCGTGGCATTGTCGGTGTCGATCAAATCACAACCTAGGTCTGAAAGCTCACGAATTGACCGCATAAGCATATCCTGCTGACCTCGACTCATTAGGCCATTGTAAAGCGAGGCATTATCAACGCCGCTGTCTTCGCTCAATATTCGCAACGTCTGCTCTGTAATCGGCATTTCTAGCGAATACCAAGCCACTCTGGCGCCTGATCTCAGCGCATTTCTCGCGCAGTTTTGCATGATAGCGCTTTTACCGTCGGAAGGCAGGCCCGCAAATACAGTGACACGTCCTCTCTGAAGTCCTCCGCATTTCTTGTCCATCGTATCAAACCCAGTTGTGAATCCTGCTAATGCGCCCCCTTTGCTCATTCGTTCCTGGATCTCGTCCATCGTTTGATCCATTGCCGTTTTTAATGTTACCCGTGACAGTTTGCGGATTGTTGATTTTGCCACGGATTCCAGCGCTTCCTGAGCCTGCTCGATGGCGTTAGCGATGCTAATGCTTGAATCTTGGAATATAGCCAGTGCTTTGGAATGCGCCTCGATATGGCACCGAGCAAGATACTTGTCTTGAACAATGCGCTTGTATTGCAGGTAATGGACAGGCGACGGAACAAAACAAAAAAGCTCTGTGATATAAGCAGCTCCGCCAATTTGCTCAAGCTCTCCATTCTCCCTGAAATGATTGGCCAAAAGAATAGGGTCAATTGGCGTGCCTATGTCGTAAAGGGTAACAAGAGCGGTAAAAATACGTCTGTGCTTTTCAAGGTCAAAAGCTGAAACGCTGAGTGTATTTCTAGCCTCTCCGATTCGATTGACTGGATCTTGAAGAAAACATGAGAGAAGCGATGATTCAGCCTCATGTGATACTGGCATGTTCATAAGCATGATTGAGGGCGGATTGGTTGAGCTTTCGGTTTTGGTTTCTCGTCCTCGTATCGTTTTGAATTAAGGTAACTGGCAGGATATGGAATGTATTGTCCTGAATCTTTAGTCCAGTCTTCAGACTTACGTTGCCAGTCTAAAGCATTAAGAACGGTAATGAGATCTGGTTTGATTTTGTTCCATGCTTTCAGAGCGTCTGATTTAGCGGTCTTTCTTGGGTATGCTATCCAGAATTCCTCAAAACCTTCCCAATCCGAAGGATGTACTTTCCCTTCCTTGTTCCCTTCCCTTCCCTTCCCTTCCTCCTTGGAGTCCTCCAAGATAATTCCAAGATCATTCTTGGAGCCTTCTTGGAATACGCTGGAAGCCTTGAGTTTACTTGGATTCGGCTTGTCCACCCTTTGATGCTTAGCAAAGTTCTTGATCCTACCAATAGACCTTCCTTGATCATCTTTGCCCAGGTCAATCCACCCTACGCTGGAAAGGTCTTGGAGTGCTCTTGGAATCTTCGTGGAATCCTCCAAGAATGGAAAGACCTGTCCACGAATCAGCACTGGATTGGCTAGGAAGTATCCTTCATCGTCTGCCCAGTTAAGCAGAGCAATGGCAAGTAATCGCGTAAACTCAGACTTACTGCACAATCCTTCGTGCATCCAGAATTCAGGCTTAATGGTTCGTATTCTCATAAGCATAAAAAACCCTCAACTCTACTCGCCATGTGGACCCCGCCTATGACGGCACGGTGAGCAGAATTGAAGGATTTTTGATTCATAGGATGTAATGCCGCAGGGGTCCAATCCTGTTTATTCGGCGTCTCAGTTTATCAGATTTGAGAAAATCAAAAGAACAATTACCACGGAATATCTCCGCCATCGTCTTCTAAGGGCGCGGAAGCAGCCTTTGCAACCTGCCGAGTCGGGCGAGCTTGCGATTGATGGCCTTCGTTTGACCATTCTTTGCCGTTGCCGATGATCGGCAGCTTAGCGGCTCCGCTTTCTCGCTCCTCTTTGGTTGATGGCTCAGCGACAAAGTGCGTGTTGCCGTAGTCGTCCTCGCCGTTCTTGTTGCTCACCGCCTCAAGGTTGAGATAAACCTTGCCATTTTGATGTGGCTTGGCCCTGCTCTTAGCAATGCGGATCACAACGCAATCCTCGCCTTTGATGGTTGCTTTGCATGCTCCCTGAAGTTGGAGCAGGTTGATTGAGATGTTTAGTTTTTTCATGGTTTTAAGTAGTTAAGGATTTCTTCTTTTGCGGCATCAAAGCCTCGGCA